ATGCGCTAGAACCCTCTCCTTCAGTGTGAGTAACTGTGATTCCAGTTCCACTAGTAACATTTGAAACATAATTGCCAGTTGTATCAGTCCCTAAATCAATTGAATCATTAACCCAAGCTGAGCCATTGTATTTAAGGAAATTTCCAGATGCTAAATCTGTTAATGTAACTCCAGTAATGTCATCAATACTGTTAAGAGCTGGAATTGATTCGTTAATCCAAGCTGAACCATTCCATTTTAAGAATTGACCAGATGTTGCTGTTGTAATTGTTACATCCACAATATCATCAAGAGAATTAACTGCAGCTAGTGCAGCCCATTCTATTCCACTGGCAGCTGCCGAATTAGCTTTAAGTACATACCCATTAGTTCCAACTGCTAATGTGGTTAGTGTATTGTCAGCGGTACCGACTAGAATATCTCCCTTTGAGTCAAAAGATGCTTTTTGAACAAAGATATTAGCTGCCGAGTTAGCTGCATTACCTTCGGCTACTAAAGCTCTTGCTTGAACAAACTCAGTTGTAGCTATTTGAGTACTATTTGTGCCAGCATTTGCTGTTGGCGCAGTTGGCGTTCCAGTTAAGCCTGGGCTAGCAGTTGCTGCATACCCGGCAAAAGATACCGATGAGCTTCTAACTTCAGTTACTCTACCATAGGAATCTGTATATACGGTATCTACAAAAGTTGTAGTATTTGATCCAGCGGTTGAAGCGACGTTTATTGTAGCAAGATCAATTGAATCTGCATTCACTTGAATTCTACCCGAGTTTGCTGAGATAACATTAATAGTGTTTCCATCTCTGGTTAAACCTGCTCCAGGTTGTGTTGCTGCAGTGCCTGAAAATACTGAGTAAACAATATTATCAACACCAATACTTATTTGACCGCCTGCTCCGGTTCCAGCCGATGTAATGACATAGGAGTTACCTACGCTAACCGTACCATCTATTACATAAACTGTATCACCAGGTTTCATTTCTCCAGCAGGACTATTGTCTGCATCTGTGCGACGCGTTAAGATAAAGGCTACAGATACATCACCAATGTCAGTTACTGTATAAATACCATTATGTGCAGCATTCGCTTGATTCTTGACTAAAACTGAGTCGCCCAAAAATGGATTTTCTCCATCTATTGTTAAAAGTCCAAAAGCATCCGCCGTAAGTGTTGCGCCAACTCCACTAGTTCCATTATTGTATGTGCAAGCTGGAAGTGCTGCATTCGTTGCTAGGCTAACAGCTTGATGCCAGCTTGTGCCTGCAGCTATTGAGTCAACATAGCCTCTTGTAGCTAAGTCTGTAGGAGTTGTTCCTGCACTTGATGCAATAACTGAATTTACTGTTAAAACTCCACTTGCTGATACATTACCTACGTTAGATCCAGAAGAATTCTGAAATTGAATTAAAGGCGCTGTAGCATTAGCGGCTGCTTTAATTACAAAAGCTTCATCGTAGACTGTAATTTCAGGGGCGGTTTCAATTCTTAAGCGGGCCATATCTCTCCTAGTGTGAGATTTTAAACAACTAGGAATATAGTAATAGATATACTATGAATTTATTGGGTTATCCTCTTTAAATAGTCCAACATTTTACCGGTATATTTTATACGTCCAAAATGGGTTAAATTAATAGTTGGGTCAACCCAAATCTTTCCACCCATCTTTTGCCAATATCTACAAAAACCATAATCCTCAGATAGAAATCTGCCATCATCATCTACATAAGAGTTAAATAGAGCGTAGGAATTTTCTCTTTCCAAACCAGACAAAGCTCCAGTATCATCATTGTATTTAAGTTTTTTATATTTTTTAAACATCTTATCAAATACTTGACGTTTAATAAGCATAAAGCCAGTTCCTGCTTCATAGCACTCGATTGCACCATTGTCAATGTTTAATTGATTTTCTCCAGGCTTAGTCATATGCACCACATATCTAGTAGAGTGCTCCATTAAGTCACTAGCCGGAAGGTCTGCTTGTGCAGCTTCTTTTACTTTATCCCAACTTATTTCCTTAATTGGATATGATGCCGTCATGACATCTTTATCATGCCATAAAAGTTTTAAAACTGATTCTTTATTAAATTCAAGATCAACATCTATAAATATCATATGAGTATAATCTGGATTTCCCATAAATTTAGCAGCAAGGTTATTTCTTGCGCGGTTAATCAAAGAATCTGATATCGTACAAACTGAATATTTTAAACCGATTTCTTTAAAATAAAGAGCTGTTTGCAAAAAACTCATCATGAAAGGTTCAGTTACATGAGAATCATAACATGGAAGGGCGAAGAAAATGTGCCAGCTTTCAAGTTGTTCTTTAGATATTGTAATATTAATTGGTTGTTCTTCTACAGGCATATAAAAATATTAGCCTAGATGTAGTTAGTTGTCAAGTTTTGAACGCCTATATGGAAACAATACCTACCCTAACGGAATTATTGGCCAATGGTGCAGAAAAATCAAATGTTACCGTATTTACTGTTGTAGCTTCCCATCTGGCATTTATCGATTCATAGGGGGAGTCTGCATTCCTTATGGAAATAACAATGTCTCTTGTATTTAAGGCATGTGTTATTACGTAAGTGGAATCTGTACTATTGCCGATAGTTTCTTTGTATGAAAGTATTGGGCTTCCTGCTACCGTAGCATATACTGAAACAACGATAGAGTCAGAAGTAACGGGAGAACTAAAATCAACTGTGATTGTGCTTGTAGTTGTAGCTTCCCAACGAGCTTGAATTACTTCGTATGGTGAAGCTGCATTTCTAATTACAACTACAACATTTCTTGTTCCAAGTCCATGTGTAATTGTATAGCTTGAATTTGTTCCATCGCCTATAGTGTCAGTATGTATAGTCCCGGTAATGTTGCCTTCTAAGGAAGGTATGAATTTAGTGCCATCAAATTTAAGGACTTGGTTTACTGAGGCACCTGTTGGATCTATTTCTATAGAATCTACAGTTAGTGTTGTAGCTTGAATGTTGGCAACATTGACCGTTGAAGGCAAGGATAGCGTATAGGCTTTCGTTGTGGCATTAGCTGTTACGGTGACCTGATTAGCGGTTCCTGCAATCGAAGATATTAAAGCTGCTCCGGATTATAGAGTTTGAAGAATTTTTATAAAACAGCTTACCATCAGCGTAGTTAATCGCAATTTCGCCGTCAGCCAACGTTGATGGAGCCTGTGAAGGCGTTGCTGATTTCTTAAGGGTAATTGTATTGGCCATTTTAATCCTTTAGACTATGTGGATATAGTAACAAGAATTTGTTTTTAATTATATTAAATTTACCATTTACCTAATCGACATGTCGCTAGTTTTAGCTTTATGTGGTTATTTGAATTCTTTTCCAGTCCTGTAATCAAATCCAATTGCCTTTAAATACTCAGTATAGCTTTCTTCATCTTTAGCGGCTAACGGACCATATTCTAAACCTTTTAAAATATGGTTATGATAATTTTTATAATTATTTAAATTGCCTGATCCTATTTTTAGATTGATTGGATTAGTATGGTTATGATAATCTTTATAATTATTTAAATTGCTTGATTCTATTTTTAGATTAATTGGATTTCTCCAATTATCCTTACCTATACCTTCAAAATATTCTTCAGTTTTACCTAAGTGCCATAAAACATTTTCTTTAAGACAGAATATTCTAAAACCATTTGTCCAAGCTCTAAGACCTGTTGTAAACTCTTCGCCAAAAAAAGATATTCTTGGATCTGGAATAATTTCTTTGTAAAAATCACTTGTGCTAAAAATGAAGTGTCCAGATACAAAATGTGTTTCTATATACTCTTTTCCGATTCCAAGGATTAGTTTGCTCTTTTATAAGATTATCTATTTTATTTTTAAATTCAGCATCTGCGTAATTTGCAATACATTCAGCCCACATAGTCCATGGATATGGATCAGCTGAATGATAAGTCTCTACTCCTTCATAATTTTTTTCAAACCATGGAGTTCTTCCAGATATAATTATTTTATGACAATATGTTTCAGATATTAAATTATGATAATACTTTAATTTTTTATCCCAATCTTTCTTAAATCTCATATGACCATCAACTCGCATAACATAATGCTCATCTAACATAAGCCATGATGCAATTAACCAAGCTAGGCCCAACCCAAGACCATATAAAAATGTTAAATTTGCCGTTCTTACATTTGGAAATGAAGAAAAATCTTCAAAATTATCATCTAATCTTTGATTACAAATACCAACATATACATTTTCAGGCTTTTCTGCTTCGTTATATATGCTTTTTATAGTGTTTAAAAGATCTTCTTCTCTAAAAGCTGCAATTGCAATAAATATTTTTTCATTCAATACATTTACCATTTACCTAATGGACATGTCGCTGCTTTTAGCTTAACTTTCATCTTCATAAAACAACCACATTCTTTACACTGGTGAGTTACGGGAATTAGCCTATCGCAATCATTGCAGATGTCCATTCGTCTTACCGATTCCTCTTCCGAGGCGTGTTCGACATTTGGATTAAGCACATCCCATGGACGTGTTGTTCCAAGTTTCTTTTTATATTCTTGCCAAGGAGTCACTGTATTTCCTTAAGCAGTTGGTCCAATAAAGCTTGTACCGTCATATGTCCAACCGCCCATTACCTTTGTGCGGTCTTCACCTGACAATACAATAAGCTTAGGGTCTGACGCTAGCACTGCGCAAAGATGCTCATGAACTACTGGAAACGGAACCTTGACCGCTACTTCACCATCTATAACAAAGGCGATCCAAATATGATTATCTGGCTCATCATGTGGGTATGGTTGATTCGGTATTTGACTCATTTTTCTTCCTATCTATAAATTGATTTATTCATTATGAATATTCTATCACAATAGTGTAAAGAATTTTCCATTTTAATAACAGAATATGAATAGGTTGAATGCACAACATGATGTTCCGTCATTATATGCTATCCATCTAGAGACATGGCCTTCTCCACCCGCACAATAACTGTTGCCATATCCGGCGTTTGTACAGTGCGGAGCGCAAGGTTGGTCGTTGTAAGTTCCATTTATCCAACCGTTGCCACCGTCATAAGGAGTAACAAAATTCCATTGTGGAGAAACGCTCGGACAAGCATGAGTAGCACAATTTACGTAACCGCACCAACCATCTACATATGCCGTATCTCTTAAATACTCCCCACAACATCCATTGGCATACCAGCCCTGGAGCACTTGCCCATCACACGCTAGACGAACAAAAGTATCAAACGCCGGACAACCAGCACATGGATCAAAGAACGGTGGGAAGAATGGTGGGAAATAAGGAGGGAAAAATGGTGGGAAGAAAGGTGGAAAATAAGGAGAAGTAATTGCATAATCAATAGAAGATCCTAGTAGGATAACTTCTCCACCTGTTATTGTTGTATCTACCGTATTTAGAAGATCTAATATAGGATCAGCTTCTAATCTATTATAGCTAGTTACATTTCCAACTGTAAAACCAGCGTTAGTTATTATAGTGTTGGCATTGGTAGCAGATGTGCCTTTTGCTATTGTAGGCTTTATAAATTTTCTGGCTCCGACCTGAGCTGCCCACTGGAATTGTCATAAAATTAAACCTTTAGATCGCCCATTACTACCCAAGTGTTAGCAGCTAACTTAACTAGTGTAGCACCTGACCATCGAGCACGCAAACGATATCCAGGAGTTCCATTTACGGTAACTGAAGATCCAGCTATTGTTACTTCTCCAGTGCCAGCTCTTAAAAGATCTATTCTATCTCCAGCTGATAAAATATTAGATACAGTTACTGTTGTATCAGAATTAGACTCAATTGTTACTAGTTTAGCTAAATCTGTACTTTGTAAAGTATAGCTTGTAGTTTGTGCGTTCAGGGTAGAATTAAATCCTGCCCTAGCTGGACCAGATACTAAGTCAGTTGTAGTAATAGAGTTACTTAATGATAATTTAGAATAAGCAATGTTTGCCGAGGCACTGACCTTATTGTCGTTTATTCCTCCTGCTTTAACCATCAAGGCACCAGCATCCATATACATGCTGTTTTCATCAATTCGAACAACTCCAGCAACTGACTCTGAAGCGTATACGTGGTTTCCTGCGTTATACCCAGTAACTCTGCCGTTTTGGTCAATTGTTAAACCGGTAATAAAAATGCTTGTATTATTACTCGCATCAACAGTGACAGAAGTAGCAGCCAAAATTGGTAGACTGGCGTCATTAACCCAAGCGGTTCCATTCCATTTAAGGAAATCTCCAGATGATGGTGTTGCCGCAGAGACATCAAGAAGACCATCTAATCCAACAATAGGTCCTGGAGGTCCTTCTGGTCCCGTTGCACCATCTGCACCATCTGCACCATCTGCACCTGGAGCACCTGCAGCACCTGCAGCACCGTTTATACCGTTTATACCGTTTTCACCATCGGCACCATCGGCACCAGGCGCACCAGGAGCACCTGTATCGCCAGTTGCCCCCGTATCGCCAGTTGCTCCAGTGGCACCTGTAGCACCAGTTGGACCAACGACTGATGATGGAACCCAAGCAGTACCATTCCATTGAAGAACTTCACCACTTGATGGAGTTGCCGCAGAAACATTCGACAAGCCATCTAAGGTAATGTTGTTTGCACCAATCCATTTTTCACCATTGAATTGCCAAGTAAAAGAACCTACGGTATAGGTTTCACCGTTTGTTGGGGAGTCTGGGAAGTTAATAGCCATAACTGTTATGCTTCCAAATTATTATTTAGAGTGGAAAAAGTGTCGTTGTTGTCTTTCATGGCTTGGATGGTCGTTTCTGCCCATTGTTCGGCTTCTTCTTTTGTCCAGGGCGCACCGCCACTTGGGGAATCGGGTTGAATTATGGTATTGCGAAGAGTACTCCCCCTAACGATTCCTGTCTGTGTAATGGTGACTTTGTTTTGGTCGTCAACTTCGTATGTATATTCCATGATGTCTCCTTAAACCACGTATTCTATGATTACAGCGCCATTTGAACCCATCATGGGGTAAGTAGTGCCTGTGTATCCTGCTGCTGTTCCAACAGTAAATGAATAGACGTTTGATGGAACAACAGTAACTTGAAAAACCTCTATTACCCCATCTTGCCCACGGCTTGACTGTGCTTTAGTTTCAACTCTAGATTGGAAAAAGTCGCCTGAAAGCAATTCATACAGTGTCGATGCATAAGCAGTTGTTTTTCCTCCAACGCCTCCAGAGCCAGGGTACCTATTTTCTGCAGTAAGTTCTGACGAAGTAGAGCCACTACCTCCAGACACTCTTCCATCCTGGAAATAACTGTCATTAACAGTCTGTTCGTGGGACTGTCCTACTGTTCCACCAAGAGCCGTGTATGTTGTCCCACTAACAACAAAAGTTGTTGAGCCAGCAGTTCCTTCAGGAGCAGCAATACTGCTAACTGCTGAGTTTAGTTTAGATGTTGCCGTTGCCTGAGCAATACCGCCTGCCCCGCCTGCACCAATAAGTGTCAGTTTTATTTGTGTGACACCAGCAGGACAAGTCCATGTTCCGCTTCCGTTTGTTGTGTACTTTGCAACATAGATTTTGGGAGTTGTAATTGCCGCGGTAACAAATGCTGTTGTCGCTACTGCCGTAGTGTTATTTCCAGCCGACTGTGTAGTCGCAATTGTTCCTGTTGGAAGTGTCGGAGTACCAGTAAAAGTTGGACTATCAAGAGGTGCTTTTAGCCCAATAGCAGTCGCTGTCGTAGTAGCAAAGTTTGTGTCATCTCCAAGCGCTGCGGCTAGTTCATCGAGTGTGTTCAATGTTGCTGGGGCAGAATCTACAATTGCCGCTACTGCCGCATCTGTATAAGCAGTTGTAGCAATTTGAGTGTTATTCGTTCCAGGGGCAGCAGTTGGTGCAGTTGGTGTTCCGGTTAAGTCTGGGCTAGCCAAAGGTGCCTTAGTATCGATCTGTGTTTGAATAGCGGAAGTGACACCATCTAGATAACCAATTTCTGTGTCTGTGACGTTGGTGACTCGTGTCTGAATCACACTTGTATTAACAGCAATCGTTGGTGTTGCTCCCTCACCAGAGTTATTAGAAAGGATCACACCCGTTCCAGCAACCAATGATGTTACATATGAACCAGTTGTGTCTGTACCTAAATCAATAACATCATTGACCCAAGCAGTTCCGCTCCACTTAAGAAAATCCCCAGTTGATGGTGTTGCCGCAGAGACATCAAGAAGACCATCTAACGCAACAACAGGTCCAGTTGGTCCTGTGGCACCAGTTGGTCCTGTGGCACCAGTTGGTCCTGTGGCACCAGTTGGTCCTGTGGCACCAGTTGGTCCTGTGGCACCAGTTGGTCCTGTGGCACCAGTTGGTCCTGTGGCACCAGTTTCACCCTGAGCACCAGCTCCGCCAACTATTTCAACCCAAAATGAGTCATAATAAACAAAAGTTTTTCCAGTATCAGACTCATACCAGAGTTGACCAGCCAATGGTGATACTGGGGCTGTATCAGAGATAGTTGCGCCACCAATAATGGTTTCAGCTACCCAAGCGGTACCGTTCCACTTTAAGAATTGCCCACTTGATGGAGTTGCGGCAGAAACATTACCTATATCGTCTAAGGTATTAATTGTTGGTATATTAGCATTTATCCAATTGGTTCCATCAAACTTTAAGAATTGTCCTGTAGCATTTCCGCTAATAACTACGTCATCCATGTCTGTTGTTAGATCAAGTTTTCTATTTATCCATTTACTTCCGTTGTACAATAGTGCGTCTCCACTACTTACGGAACCTAACATTACGTCACCAGACAAGTTATCTAATCTACCAGAGATTACAACGGCAGTACTTTGAATTGCAGCATAGATGACAATTTGCATTTCGTCTTGATCTGGTGGAGTTTCAAAGTTTACAGTTACATAGTCCTCTGAATAAGCACCTAGTGAATTAGTGGTACTCCATCTAGCTTGTATAACTTCATGTGTTGCATTACTTCTTATTGTCACTACAACATCTGCTGTATTAAAGCCATGATAAATTGTAAAGTCAGTATTTGTACCATTACCTCGAGTAACAGAAATTGTTGTTCCTTCAGGTTGTTCAGGAAGAATACTATTTATCCATTTTCCTAAACCACTATCCCATATAAGAACTTGCCCATTTAGAACATTATTGGTAAGAACGTCTGAAAGTTTAGCCGTATTAAAAGCGCTGTTTATCCAAGCTGAACCATTATGTAATAAAACATTATTTGCTGTAGCATTTGAAAGAGTGACGCCAGATAAGTCGTCTAATGTTCTATTATTAATATACGTTACGGCATTTGAATAGGCTGTATTCCCAACTGTATCAGCATAAGCGCTTACGCTTGACGCCGAGTTTGCTATATTGGAAACCATGTTTGTAGTATAAGAGTCTGCTACTTTAATAACTGGCGTCATTCCTTCACCAGAATTATCAGTTATTGTTATACCGGTGCCAGAAACTAAGTTTGCCACATACTGACCTGTTGTGTCTGCGCCAAGTGCTACGGAATTAGAGGCAATTGTTGTTGTTATGGTTACGTTTGCACTACCGTCTATCCAAACATCACCAGTTACGTCACCATCTAAGATAATTTTTCTTTGATTAGTCCAGACTAATGCATTGCTTGCTGTGCCGGTTACGTTCCCAGTGTGTACTCCATTGCTATTTCCAGTTACATTACCTGTGACATTACCAGTTAAATTACCAGTTACATCTCCTGTGATATTACCAGTTACATTTCCAGTTACATTACCTGTGACATTGCCTACCAAAGCAGCCGTTACTTGGTTGAAGGCAACGTTTGCATTAGTGGCAACTGATTGAGGAATTGAGATAGTTGGGACTGAAGCTTCACCGGAATTGTTCGTAATTATTATACCAGTACCAGCGCTGAGGTGATCTACATAATCACCAATCGTATCTGTAGATAAATTAATAGCATCATTAATCCAAACAGATCCATTATATCTAAAAAAATCACCATTGGCTACGTTGCTAAGAGTAACATCTGTTAAATCATCGATTGATGCATTCAGTGTAGCTAGGGTAACAGTATTACTAATCCAGGCAGATCCGTTATATCTAAAGAAGTCACCATTGGCTGGAGTGGTTAAGGTAACATCTGTTAGATCATTTATTACTGCATTCAGTGTTATCGTTGGAGTGGTAGTTTCTCCAGAGTTATTAGCTAAAGAAATTCCTGTTCCAGCAACTAAAGAAGCAACATAATCACCAGTTGTGTCAGTACCTAAAGCTACAGAATTAGCAACTATAGTTGCAGTAAGAGTTACATTAGCAGAACCATCTATCGAAACGTTTCCAGATAAGTCACCACCTAAAGTGATTAATCTGGAATTAGTCCATTTTGCTGCTGAACCAGTATATGCATTTGCTGATAATACTTCTGTTCCATTGATCTTAATTACTTTTCCTGAAGCAAGATCTATATTTTCGGAAGAAGTCCAAGATCCAGTGCTATTACTCCAGTTGAAGGTTTTATCCGTAGCTCCTTTTAGTGTTATTCCACCACCATCTGCTGTTATGTTAGATGGTGAGGATACATTAGCAAGTTCAATGTTTTTATCTTCAACAAAAATTGATTCTGCATTTACTGTAACAGTAGTGCCATTAACGGTAAGATTTCCAGAAACTACTAAATTTCCAGAAACCTGAACACTATCCTCTGTTGTTATTTGAGTATTTGAAGTTTGAAGTAAATTTAAAGATGAACTAACTAATGCACCATTGCTATCTTTGAAGAAGAATACTCCAGAGCTAGGATCAATGGCTATTTGGCTACTAGTAATACTTGGATTAGCCACTATAAAACCTTTCCTTTATTTAGAAAGTTCCACCGTCTACTGTGTCACTCCATGCAGGTACTCCTGCTACAACTTTTAAGAATTGATCACTAGTACCTATTGATAATTTAGATAATGTGTTTGTTGCACTAGCGTAAACTATATCTCCAGTTGCATAAGTTGAAAATCCAGTACCACCCTTGCCAGAAGCAATGACTGTACCACTCCATGTTCCAGTTGTAATTGTTCCAACTGTTACAATGTCATCATCACCAGAATATGTTCCAGCAGCAACGTTTGCTAATATTGAGCTATAAGCTTGTACATTTGAGCCAATTGCTAGACCTAATGCAGTTCTTGCGCTATCAGCAGTTGTTGAACCAGTACCACCGTAAGCAATTGCTACAGCAGTTCCTTGCCATGCACCTGTTGCTATTGTTCCAACTGAAGTCAAGCTTGAAGTGACTACACCAGAACCAAGTGTTGTATTACTTAACACCGATGTTCCGTTAATTTCATAAACTTTACCAGAAACTAAATTCATATTCTCTGATGAAGTCCATGCATCTGTTGCATCAACCCAGGTAAGCGTCTTATCTGTTGCACCGAGAATTGTAATACCAGCACCGTCAGCAGTTATATCAGATGGTGTTGCAACATTAGCAAGAACTATATTCTTATCTTCAACAACTAATGTTCCAGTATTGAGAGTTGTAGTGTTTCCCTGAACTATTAAGTCCCCAGTTACTGTAAGAGTGTTTCCAATTGTTACATCATCTGGAAGACCAATTGTGATTACTCCAGTGTAAGGACCAGTTCCAGTACCAGAAACAGTAACCTCATTTGAGGTACCGGTTATTGATGTAACTGCAGCGGTTGTTAAGTCGCTAATTTGTGATCCAGTAATTGAAATTGCTGTATTTCCAGCAGCCGTTAAACGACCCTGTGCGTCAACTGTGAATGTTCCAACAGTACCCGCACCACCATAACCACCAGCTGAAACAGTTGTGTTAGCAATTTTGTTTGCAGTAACTGCTCTATCATCAATTTTTCCCGTAGTGATTGCTGCATCGACCATCATTGAAGTCGATATTGTGCTGTTTGGCAGTACTACAGTTCCTGTAAAAGTTGGACTTGCAAGTGGTGCTTTTAGATCAAGTGCAGTCTGGGTTGCGGTAGAAATTGGTTTACTTGCATCAGATGTGTTATCTACGTTTCCAAGACCAACGCTTGATTTTGTTACCGAGTAGTTAACTTTTGCATTTGCATCGTCGTAAGTAACTGTGATTCCATCTTGTGTGCCATTAGTTACTAATGTTCCAAAAGCATCTTGAGCGGCTTCGGCAAAATCTGTAACTGCTGTTGATGCAATTGAGATTGCAGTATTAGCAGCAGCTGTTAGACGACCTTGTGCATCAACTGTGTAATTTGGAACCGTACTTGCATTACCGTATGAGCCAGCTGTTACAGCTGTACTGTCAAGATTTAATGTAATTGTATCTGTCGTTGCAGCAGATGTTAAACCAGTTCCGCCAGAAATTGTAAAGGTATCACCAGCTGTAATTGTTTGACTTGATCCACCATCTGCTGCTGCTGTAAATGATTGTGCGGCTACAGAAAAATCGACCTTTGCGTTTGCGTCATCGTAGGTAACTGTAATTCCAGATTGTGAACCACCAGATACCAATGTGCCATAAGCGTCTTGCGATGCTTCGTTAAAATCTGAAACTTGACTTGCTGTTATTGAGATTGATGTATTTCCTGCTGCCGTTAAACGACCTTGGGCATCGACAGTAAATGTTCCAACGGTACCTGCGCCTCCGTAAGAGCCACTTGTAACAGTCGTGCTATCAAGATTTAAGGTTATAGTATCAGTAGCTCCTGCAACTGAAGTCAATCCCGTGCCACCAGCAATCGTTAATGTATCAGATCCGCTTGTAATCGTTTGATTAGATCCAGAATCTCCAGCTACAGTAAATGATGTAGCTATGTTTGCAATTGTATTATTTACACCAGATATGCTTCCATCAACATATAGTTTTGTTGCAGCATGGTTGTTTGCAGTTGGTGTTGCGACAATTGTTGTACCGCTAAATGTTTTGTTACCAGTTATTGTTTGAACGGTTCCCAAAGAAACAAATGCGCCAACACCGGCAATGGCTGGAACTGTATTTGCAGTGCCAGTGCCGTCGTCTCCATAACCATAATAAAGTGTATTGTCAGCTTCGTTATAAGCTAACTCTGCGTTCTTAAGAGAGCTTGGCGCACCTGCTAAGCCAGTGCCAGCTCTTCTTTTGATTCTTAATATATTAGCCATTTAAAAATTTCCTCCATTAATACTAAGTTCTGCGCTGTTATTACTCAGCGATTCAACAGACTTATTGACCCATTGAGACCCATTATAAATTAAAACATCCTTAGTTCCAACATTGCTTATAGTAACATCTCCTATGCCATTTAAACTGCTAATGTTTGACTCTACTTCTATTATTCTATCTTTAACAGTAAGATGAGAACCAGCTGGATTAAGCCCCAGAGTGGTCTGCAAGGCCTCTACAGCGTCGTTTAGGTTGGCATGCTGTTGATGGTGTGGTACTGTGTTTGAATTGAGCTTATCATTTGCTGTTGGATTTATCAAAACATCTAATTGATTTGGATAATTTGTTGTCATATATCTTCCTATAGGCTAATAATTTTTGTTGAAGTATTATTCCATTGTAACGCCATTGACGAGGGCTCTGCGGTGCCAGAAAAAGGTAGGCCTTCAGAATCATCTATAAAAGCTATTAACCTTGAATCGGAATCAGCTGTACCATACTGGTAAAAGACAACTGCATTAAATGCTGCTCCATCATAAAAAATAGTTAAGTCATCTGCGTCCAAGACCCCTAAATCATTAGACACATTAGTTAATGCTGCACTTCTATATTTTTTTGCTGCCGTTGGTATGATTGAAAGGAATTCATCAGAATTTTGATTTGGGGTATATAAAGAAGTATCTACAAAAGCAACTTTAAGACTATTTGCTGATAGGTTTATTTCACCACTCAACATGGATTCTTTTGCTTTTTTATATACAAAATTAGCCATATTATATACCCACATCTTTTGAAACTGTTATTCTATACTTATAACCTTTTTCAAAATAATCTTTATTGTTAGTATAATATGATGGTGTTGCATCTAGCAATGAAGGAAAGTCTATGTAGATTTCAGGTTTCCAAGAATGCATTTGAGTAACCGTCTCAACATTCTCCCAACGAGACGGTGACTTCTGAATCTTTTTTCTTTGAGCCTTAAAATACTTAGTAGATAAAAAGTTAGAAGCTGGACGAGCATTAAAGGTAATAGTGACTCTTCCATCATTGTTATCATTTGCTATGTAAAAAGATCCATTTTTTGGCTCAACAGAATCAATATAGAATTCTGGATTTTTAGCTATAATTTGATAACTACTGTAGGCTTCGGTTAAGATTGAATTATCTTCTACTAAAATTTCCTCCATCACCGGAACAACAGAAGTTGAAAAACCAGAAGGCGTAGCTGCATCTTGTTTTGTAAATTTTATATACTCTTCTGCTACAACTTCATTTGCAGAGTCTAATATGCCTACTACTCTTAGGTAGTATTCTTGACCAGAAACAAGGACCTTATCCCAGTAAAGAGTTAGGGTTCTAGATATTGTATTGTAGTCAGCCAATGAGTTAATATCCTTAAA